GTGAGAGTGCATCTAGCCTAGTTCAGCGCCTCAGAGGGGCTTCTGGCGTTGGCTCAGGAGATTCTAGTTCCGTATCCCTAGTTATAAGATTGCGTACCGCTAGTGGTTCTGGTTCTGGAACGGAAACTGCTGTTGGATTCGAATCAATTCCTAGAACTGCCAGCGGTTCTGGTCTTGGTTCCCAGACTGCCACTGGTGTGCGTACGGCATCTCGTACTGCCACCAGTGCGGGTAACGGGACTTCCTTCACAACAAGCACTAGGGTTGTGCCAAGAACTGCCAATAGCCAGGGTAACGGTTCTTCTTCCAGCACCAGCCTAAGAACGGTTGTTGTCACTGCTAGTGGCAGTGGTAGTGGAACTAGTTATGCTTATGGTGCTGTAGCATATCTAAGGTCTGCCACTTCTAGTGGTTCTGGTTCATCTAGTGCTATTGGGATTGTTGCCGTTCAACGTACTGCCAGTGGGGCTGGCAATGGTTCTTCCGACTCTGGTTTTCTTGTCACTAGAATAAGGTCTTGTTCTGGATATGGTTCTGGCTCATCTAGTTCTACCGAAACAAAAACAATGTTTAGGTCGGCTGATTCTTCTGGTTCTGGTTTTGCGACTGTTGTTTCTGCATCAACGAGATTCAGGTCTGGAACTGGATATGGTTCCAGCGGTGTTGAGGTTGCTACATGGTCGGACCGTGGTGCTACATTGAATGAAGGAATTAAGATGCCACCTTTCTGGATTGATAAACATCCCAGGTTTGTGCGGAGGCACTAGTAAATAAATTATGGATATCAATGAACTTGTGCATGAACGCGAATGGCGTTCATGTCGTGCCCGTAAAGATTCCAATGTCAATGAACAACTTGATGCGTTTGTTCATTTCTGTTCAGAATACTGGTATATCAAACATCCAGAACGTGGGAGAATTAAATTTGAACTGCGTGAAGCACAGAGGGAAACTGTGCGTTCATGGTTAGACAATCGTTATAGTGTTGTTTTAAAGGCACGTCAGATTGGTTTCTCTACCCTAGCCGCGGCTTACTGTTTTTGGCTAACATTTTTTGAGCAGGACCGTTTTGTGGTTATGCTAAGTAGAACTGAACGTGAGGCGATGAAGTTGCTTCAGAAATCCAAGTATGGCTATAGGTGGTTGCCAGAATGGATGAAGGTTCGTGGACCGAGATTGCTAACAGATCATCAGTTGAAGATGGTATTTGACAACGAATCTGCTATTGAATCTTTGCCATCTAGTAATGACCCCGCTCGTGGTGAATCAGTATACTTGGTGGTTGTTGACGAGATGGCGTTCTTGTCAAACCCAGACGAAGCGTGGGCATCTATTGAACCGATTGCCGATGTCGGTGGTCGCGTCATCTGTCTGAGCACTGCTAACGGTTCTGGCAACTTTTTCCATAAACTATGGGTTGGTTCCCAAACTGGAACCAATCAGTTCAAGGGTGTGTTCTGGGCTTGGGATGCTGGAGATCGCAACCAGGATTGGTATGAGGTAAAGAAAAGATCATTGCCTGAATGGCAGTTGCATCAAGAATATCCCAGGTCACCAGAAGAAGCGTTTATTAAATCTGGAAATCCAGTATTCGATATAGAAATAATTAACGCCCTGATTCCATCTACGCCCACAATCGGGAACATAACAATCGGAGAAAACTCTAGGTTTATTCCTGGTTCCGATGGTCCTTTTAGAATGTGGGAGGAGCCAGACGAGCAATCACAGTATGTTGTCGGTGCTGACGTTGCCGAAGGATTGGCGCATGGTGACTATAGTTCGGCTCATGTCATTAATGCCAATACTGGTTTGGTTGCCGCCCATTGGCATGGGCGCATAGACCCAGACTTGTTTGGGGATATGCTGGCAGAAATAGGATGGATGTACAATACCGCTCTGATTGGTGTTGAGAACAACAACCACGGGTTGACAACGCTGAAGGCGTTGCAACGTACGGGATATAAAAGCATTTATCGTCAACGACGTGTAGCCCAGGCTAGACCAGTTGCCACTAATATTCTTGGTTGGAGAACCACCGCATCTAGTAAACCTTTAATGATTGACGAACTTGCGGCGGCAGTTCGTAACGAAGATATAGATATCTGCTGTGAATACACTATTGGTGAACTGAGAACATTTGTTCGTAAAGAGAACGGCAAGATGGCTGGTAGCCCACACGATGACCGTGTCATTTCGCTGGCTATTGCCAACCAGATGTTGAAATATGTTTTCTTGCCAGAGTATTTCACTGGTGAGAACATTCCAAGAAACTCTTTGGCATGGTGGGAACAGTTCCTTGTTGGCGATAAAACCCCTGCTTCTCAGCCGATTGGTGCATATAATGTGCGGCATGGGTCTGGAATTAGCCGTTAGCGAACGGCAATCCCTAGTATATGGATATTTTTACTTGCGAAAAATGCGGACGTGAACTGCAACTTGAATCTGTTCCGCATCGTGGACGCGTCTGTTTTGGTTGCCATATTCGAACTGTAAGTTTCGGATTTACTCACGGCAAAGAAGACTTTCATGGTCCGACAATTAAAGAGCGTCAGGAGAAGCAAATGGCTGATGCACGTTCTGCTGGCATTAATGCCGAGCCAGTCGGAAATCGTTGGGTGTGATCTAAGTGGGTTGGTGGGTCCCTATTGTGGTTGCTGTTATTGGCGGACCATTAATGTGGGGATTGCACCGCCTAGATGTAAACAACTCAGATCAACATGAGCAGAATCTTGGGATGCTATTGCGAATAGAGAACAAGATTGAGAAATTGGATGAGAGAATCCATGACCACATTTCCTGGCACGCACGCCAGGAAATACGACAATCACGCGAGAACCGAAAGAAGGTTAAGAATGAAGTACAGTGATTCACTTCGGCGAGCAATCGCCACATTTGTATTCGCCATTGCAGGTGTTGCCGCAGGCACCGCCGCAGGTGATCTTAAAGTAAGCGAGTCCGCATTGTGGGCTGGGGTTGGAGCACTGCTCAACTTCGCTTATCGTGCCGCAGAAGCATACATTACCGCTAAGGCAACCAAGGCAGGAGAAGCCTAATAAATGGCACGCACGTCCAATAACGAGTTGCTGGCAAGATACCGCAAGAAGATTGTGGCGTCTCGCCAGTGGCGAAAGCAGGAATCATACGATGAGACGTGGAAGCGTCTCATCGACATGTATCGTGGTAGACACTACGAATACTTCACGGACGAAGATCGCATCCTAGTTAACATGATCTTCTCTACTGTGAACGTCATTGCTCCCAGTATTTCCGTCAACTATCCAAAGATCACAGTTTCAGCAGTAGACCCAGAGAAGGCTCCTAACGCTGTTATTGCCGAGGCTGTTGTCAACTACTGGTGGAGACATCGTGACATTAAGTTCCAGTTCCGCAAGGCTGTCAAAGACCTGCTTATTATTGGACATGCATGGGTCAAGGTCGGATACCGATACGTTGAGGAGGAACGTATTGGTGACGACGAAGATGTCAATGACCCCATTGAAGAAAACTATGCAACCACAAATAACAATGTGCTGGAGGACGCTCCTTTCGTTGAGCGCCTCAGCCCTTTCGATGTGTTCGTTGACCCTGACGGTACATCAATGGACGACATCAAGTGGATTGCCCATCGCACGCGCCGTCCTGTTCGGGATGTGCGCACTGACCGCCGCTATAATAAGAGCGCACGCGATGACGTACAGGCTATTTCCTACTCGCGCTATAGTGAGGATGAACCGCAACGGCGCAAGATCAATGACAAAGATGAAGGATACTCCGACATCTACGAGTTTTACGATCTGCGAAATAATACGGTGTCTGTATTCGCCGAGGGTTCGAACACGTTCCTAATTAAGCCACGCAAGATGCCGTATGCATTTGGTCATCCGTTTGTGATGCTACGGAACTATGATGTTCCCGACCAGTTCTATCCTATTGGTGACGTTGAGGCTATTGAACCATTGCAACGTGAACTTAATGCTACCCGTACGCAGATGATGAATCATCGCAAGAAGTACGCCCGCAAGTATTTGTTCCGTGAAACCAGTATTGATGCTAATGGTCGTGCCGCAATGGAGTCCGATGAGGACAACATTATGGTTCCTGTTATTGGCGACGCACCCCTTGGGGATGTCGTCCAGCCATTCCCAGCGCTAATGAACCCGCCCGAGTTCTACAATCAGTCAACAATGATTGAGCAGGACATTAACACCATTAGTGGTGTGGCAGAGTTTATGCGTGGTTCAGTGTCTGAAATTCGACGTACGGCTACGGAAGTCGGATTGCTTCAGGA